GTATGGAAATTAAATGGGGACCTGATATAACGTTAACACAACAAGTATTGTTGGCCTTATATGAAATACGTAAAAAAAATGGATAACTAAAAACCCTCTTCGGAGGGTTTTTTAATGCAATAAACTTTACACTTTAGATTTTATTTTTTGGTGGTAAATTTCAGGGATAGATATTTATAAGTAAAAAGAAATGGCACAAAAAGGTTACATAAATATACAGTTCCCCTTTCAAGATGATCCTGATGGTAAATTTTTGAAAATGAACGATGATGTAAAACAGGCAATTAAAGCCGATTTGTTACATCTACTTTTAACAAATAAAGGTGAAAGATTGTACATGCCAGATTTTGGTGCGAATTTAAGAAAATATCTTTTTGAACAAAATGATGATATATCGTACCAAGCCATTACAAATGAAATAAATGACGCGGTAAGAAAATACATACCAAATTTAACAGTAAATGCAATAACACCAACTAAATCTGAGGATAGTATTTACGCTGTAGTAATTAAAATAGAATATACAGTTACTACAGGAGCTTTCCAATCAAATGACAGTGTAACATTAAAATTATAAAAACATGGCAGAGAAAAAAATAAATTATTTCGCAAGAAATTTTGCTGACGTAAGAGGTCAGTTAATAACTTATGTAAAACATTTCTATCCGGAACTTTTTCAAGATTTTAATGACGCTTCTGTTGGTATGATGTTATTAGAATTAAATGCGGCTGTATCAGATATGTTATCTTATCATACAGATAGAATGTTTACTGAAACACAAATAGACTACGCACAAGAAAGAAGGTCATTACTTAACATAGCTAGAACTTTAGGTTTAAAAATACCTGGTAGAAGGTCATCTATTACTCTTGTAGATTTTTCTGTAAACGTACCTGTTTTTGGTGATACTTTTGATAATAGATATGCACCAATAATTAAATACGGAACACAAGTAGCTGGTGGTGGACAAACTTTTGAAACATTAGATGATATTGATTTTAATTCACCTTTTAGTAGTGGTGGTGTACCTAACAGATTGATAATACCTAATATAAATGCTAACAATCAAATAATTAATTATACTTTAGTTAAGAGAGAAGTTGTTAGTAACGGTATAAGTAAAATATTCAAAAAAGTAATAGGACCTAATGATGCAATACCTTTTTTAGAAATTATATTACCTGATAACAACGTTGTTTCTGTTGAACAAGTTATTACAAAAGAAGGGACCAATTTAACAACAAACCCAACTACGGCCGAATTTACCGACCCTAACATAAGATGGTATGAAGTTGATTCATTAGCTGAAGATAAAATATTTACAGAAGACCCATTAAGAACAACCGATAATTCTGGTATTACACCGGGTAAATGGATGTCAGTAACTAGAAAATTTGTTAAAGAATTTACCGATACTAATTTTTGTAAATTAACTTTTGGTTCAGGATTTTCTGACGAACAATATTTACAACAATACACAAACGACCAATACGTATTACAAATATCTAATTTCTTTAATAGTGTTGCGTTAGGTGAAATACCTAAACCTGGAACAACAATGTTTGTTAGATATCGAGTTGGTGGTGGAACTTCTGCTAATATAGGTGCTAATGTTATTGGTAGTATTGGTTTTGTTGACATGGTTGTTAATGGACCAAATCAATCTAATAATCAAGTTGTTAGAGCGTCATTAAGAGTTAATAATCCTGTACCAGCTTTTGGTGGTGGAAATGAACCAACATTAGACGAAATTAGATGGATGACAAAATATAATTTTGCATCACAAAATAGAGCAGTAACCATAAAAGATTATATCGCAACAATATTTAAAATGCCAGGTCAGTTTGGTGTACCTTTTAGAATGCAAGTTTCAGAAACACAAAATAAAGTAGACTTTGCGATATTAGGTTTAGATGCGGCAGGAAAATTAAGTAACTCATCTACAAACTCATTAAAAGAAAATATGGCTACTTATTTAGCTGACTATAGAATGATTAATGATTATGTTAACGTTAGAGATGGTAAAATAATAAATTTAGGTTTTGAAATAGATTTATTCGTAGATAAAGCTTATAACTCGGGAGAAATTATTAACAATACGATAAATACTGTTAGAGATTATTTTAATGTTAATAAATGGGAAATGGGTCAAAATGTGTACATGGCACAGTTAATAGAATCTATAAATAATGTCGCTGGTGTTTTAAACGTAATTGATGTTAAAGTATTTAACAAAGTTGGTGGTAACTATTCTTTAAATAGAACTTCACAAGCTTATACTAGTGTTGAAACTAAACAAATAAATTTAACCGCCGATTTTGCCTTGTTCAACGAATACGACTCAATGTTTGAGATAAAATTCCCACAATCAGATATTAAAGTAAGGGTTAAATCTTAATGGAAAGTAATAACATTACAAATCTAATAGGTAGTAAAAGATTCAAGTTAGCTCAAAATGCTAATACTAATATTGAATTAGGTTTAGAAGGAAAAACAAAACCTTTAACCGAATATGATATTATAGATATTGTAAATTCTTACGACCTTTTTTTACAAGAAAGAGATACCGTTAAAAAATATAGGTTCAACGGTAGATTTAACATTTTTGTAAATGGAGAGGTAGCACCAAATTCATCATTTTATTCACCAACAAAAGGAAAATTTGATGATGCAGCTTGGAGTCCCATGTTTTTTGGACCCCAAAAAGACATACCCCAAAATTGGGTTATGCAAATTGTTTATCCGGCAATATCTGACCTAGATTTTAATATTAATAAAAAACTTTATACAGGCGGTATAACTAGCATGCCTACTGTTACAGGTAATATAAATAGTAAGGCGTTTAGAGGTTTACAATATGAAACTTTATATGTTATACCATCAGCTAGTAACCCAAGTAGTTATAATTTAGCTATAAGAGGTGTACAAAAACACAAACTACAGGTTGGTGATTATATATACTTATACAACAATGTAAATTACAACGTATATCAAGGTATTCATGAAGTTTCTTCTTTGGGTATAAATTCACAAAATAGTGAAACTGATTTGACTTTAAATACGGTAGTTAACACAACTATAGGTTCTGGCTTATTTCCGGCCGGTAACTTTGTTAGAATTGTAGGACCTTCTTTTAATGATATAACTTTTAACTCAGCGGTTAGTTTTAATACCGCGACAGCTACAGATATAAGTGGTAGTACCGCAGGTGTTTACGGACCTAACGAGCCAATTTTTACCACAGTAACAACCAATCAACCACACAATTTATTAGTCAATAATTTTGTTGATATTAGAAGAAATGATGTTAGTACGTTAAATGGTGTTTTTAGAGTTTACTATATTGTTAGCCCAACAAAATTTGTTATTAGAACAAATCCTTCAGCTAACGCATTAACTAAAGGTAGTGTTGTAAACTTTACCAACCCGTTACCAAAATGGAGAAAATTAGACGGAACACCTTCTGAATACTATGTTAGAAAATTTGAAGTTTTAACCACAAATAGTTATAGTGTAAACCCATGTGCTTTTAGTTCTTCGGTTTACCAAGATGTGAGCTTAATAAATACGGGATTAGCAAACGATACTTGGTTATTTCAGTTTAATCAAGACATTGATTTAAAAAATCTTAGATCAAATAGAAACGGTGAAATATCGGAAGTTTATTACTCTATAATAAAAAGAGCGGGAGCATTACCAAATTTTCAATCACAACCAGTAGATTCTTGGTCAAATGTTAATGCCGATTGGGAGTTTAATAATAAAACTTTAACTACGGCAAATGGGATTGAATTTGTATCGATTTATAATCCCTCTGGTTTAGGATCAATAGAAAAACTTTCAGCTAGAACTGAAACTATAGATGTTAACGGTAATTTAAGGATAACGCCAGGTAGTTTGTATGTTGGTGATTTTTGTGAATTTAATTCCTTAGAACTTACGGAAAAAGTGGTGTCTGAAATTGTTAATAGATTTACAATAAATTCAAACCCAAATGGGGAGGGTTACTATTACAAACCTTTTAAAAAATTAGAATTAAGAAAATATTCAGACACAATTGAAACTGCAGAATCAATAGACTCTACAATAAATGTACCAACTAACTATGTTACATATGCTGATAACACAATAGCTTGGCGAGATTTATTACCTATAGGTTATTTTGAAAATTTAAATAACGGTGTTGATTACCCTTTTTTAAATGGGGCACATTATTTTTATTTTAATAATAATTTTTATGTTAGAAGACAAATACCTGATCAAAATGTCCTAATTACTTTAAACCGTAATAATTTAAATACAGAAGTTAAATGTTAATAAAGTATCAAATAAGAAATAATTTTATCACTAACACTGGTAATACACAAGTTTATGTGTCTGGTGCAACAGGCCCAGTTGTTTTTAGTAACATTACACCACCTAGTGATTCTTATAAATCTTTTAATATACCTATTAACATGGAGTTTTACCCTATAGATTATGGGGAGGATGTTAATGATATTGTTTTAGAAGAAAGAAAAAAAGCCATAAATCCTGTATTTGATGGTGAAACAATAAAATATACTTACAATAATCTTACAGCTAATAATAATGCTGGTCTTGTAATTAGGTTTAATTTTTATAATGGTTTAACTAATACTTACGGGGTTTCTTATCAAAACGCCAACGTCAATACTACAAACCCAATTGGGTTTACTAATTCTGAAATATTTAAAAACTTAAATGCATTTAAAAAAAGTTTTTTTAGATTATATTTTTATGATAGTAATAGTGGTGATACAAGTAATTTATTATTTACTGAAGACATTAGTGCTTATAATAGTGAAATGCCACAATTTTCTTTTAACGGACTTTATTGGTTAAGAAATGACAGCGTTTTTCAAAATAGTAATTTAAATAGAACAATTTACATGGATGCTAGATTTTTCAATGCTAAAACTGGTAACATACAAAAATTTGTTAATCTACCAATTAACGTACCACAAGCACCAGTAACTATACAAAATTATAGTAACCCTATTAATAGAGAGTGGAGAACTAGTGCTATAACAATAACAAACCCAAAATTAAATAACGGCAAATATAATTTCAATCCTTTAGTCCCATTTGGTGCTAACACAACTTCGGTGATAACAATGACAGAACTTATAATGGTATAATGGAAATTTATAGAAGAAAAGTTGGATATGAGGATTATGGTAAAACAACAAATTTAGTTGTTACCGCTACAACTTTGTATTTCCCATTTTTTTTAAAACAAAATTTTGAAGATATAGGTTTGTATACAGATACTAAAAACCCTATTGAAGAAGTTAGTGACACTTTTAACGGTAATTGGAATCAAATAACAAACACGGGTGGTGGTACTGGTACTGTTAGTGGAACAGTTAATGTAGGTGGTGGCACACCTGTTGGTAATGTTCTAGGAAGATTACCTCAACAAATAGTGGCACCAGAAAGTAATACTTTTAATACAACACCTGTTGACACAAACGGAGTTACTTTTGGTACAGACGGACAAGTAACTAGCCAAGGTAGGTTCTCAAACCCAAACAACTCTACAACTAATTCATTACGTTTAGGTGCTAATAGTAACACTTATTTAAATAATTGTAACGTTACTTTTTACTCAACGCCGATAACAAGTTTTGGTGCTAATGATGGTTCATTATCTATAGTAATAGATGGTTGTCCTGGTCCACAAACTGTTGAATGGACTGGTCCTGATAATTTCACAGCAACAGGTCTTGTTGCTGGTAGAAATAATTTAACTGCCGGAAATTATATTGCTAAAATATATGATTTTAATAATAACATAACTTTTAAGTCTTACGTATTAGAACAACCACAAAGTTTATACTTAGGTTTAACTATTACAACTTCACAAAGTAACGTTACCTATAACGGTGGTAATAATGGTTCCGCTAGTATAACAGTAGAAGGTGGTTTGTCACCTTATACCTATTTGTGGTATTCTGGAACACCAAGTAATGTTTTAGGTACAAACTCTAATATCAACAATTTAATTGCTGGTAGATATAATGTTAGAGTACAGGATTCTAATGGTACCATAGTATCAAGTATTTTAAGAATTACAGAACCTTTAATTCTTTCAGGTTTTGTTGTGACAACAACCAATGTTAATTGTAACGGTAACAATAATGCATCTATAGTAGTTAGAGCTACCGACGGAGTTCATCCATTTGGGTATATATTTGAATTAACAGGTCCAGTTTCTAAAATTATTAGTGGGACAACATCGGATATAGTAACCTTTGATAATCTGACAGTTGGTACTTATACAATAAAAATTTACGATGATAATACAAATATAACGTTACCTAATGTTAGTATAATACAACCTGAAGTTGTAGTTACAAATGCTGTAGTGACCTCACCAACTGTCTTAGGATACTATTCGGTAGGTGTTAGTACTGGTGGTACCATTAATGTAAGCCCATATGGCGGTACATCACCTTATTCCGTTTTAGTTAATAAAGATGGGTTTATTTATAATAGTACTTCTATAACCCCTTACACTTTACAAGGTTTGGGAGCAGGTACATACCAAATTAGTAGTATCGATTCTGTTGGTTGTATAGGTACAACAGATACAATAGTACTTAAACAAAGACCTATTTTAACGGTTAGTGCTGATACAATAAATACTGTTAATGGTTATAACATCACATGTAATGGTGGTACAACAGGAGTTACTTATAACACATATTACATAACCGGAACTACCACACACCCAATACCTACACCTACGATTAGTTATTATATAGATAACATTTTAGATGCAACTATAACAGGTTTAACAACACAACATACTTTTACAGGTTTAACTGCGGGAACTCATAACGTATTAATTACAGATGGTTTCGCTACATTTAATAGGACGTTTACTTTAATACAACCACCAGAAATTTTATTAAGTTTTGGAGAAATTGTAAATCCTGTAGTTGTTTGTAGCGGGTGTACCACAAGTTGTAAACAATCTATAGTTCAAATCAACGGAGGTGTATTACCTTATACCATTCAATGGAGTGGGGATGGTGATACTAGTACTTCTATAACATCAGATCCACATTGTACTGATACACCAGTAACAATTTCTGTTACAGTAACAGACAATAACGGATGTAGTAAAACTCAATCAGTAACATTATCATGATAACAGGATTTACTTCAAATAAACTAGACTTAGTTAAAACATACGACCCCAACAACCCGTTTCAAGTTGGTGTTAACGGTGTTACTTCAGTATCCACCAATAATGTTAATTATACTATAGGTAACATAAATTATTCCACAGAATTAAGTGGTGATTTTTTAACTACATTTAGTACTAACGCTACAGGTTATGATTTTAACCCTTACATTATTTTTCCAAACAGACAAAATACTTTTGATATAAAAGAAGAGGCTAAAATGGGATTAGTTTTCCCACCAAAAGTCATTAACGAGCTATTTATAGAAAGACAAAGTACGGCTGTTTTTGAAAGACATTCTAGACTTTCAGGAATAAAAAATTTTGGTGAATTAGAAAATTATAGAAACGGATATTATAATATTGTACAAAATAGTTAAAAATGGCAACAGGAAATTATGGTGTAGTTAGACCAGCAACAGTAACAACAGATGATATGGAGATATTTTATACTTATGCTCCATCAAGGGATATAGCTCCGACAATACCACTAAGACAGTTGGTACCGGCTCAAGTTATATCAAGATTTAATCACCCAACACCTAATACTAATGGTGTACCATTATTTGATGGTCTTTATAATTTACAATTACCGGCAGCTAATTTTTCAGCAAAAGGAATTTATAATGTAGTTATAAAACCTAGAGAAATTAGAACAACAATAACAGATTGTGGTGTATTAGCGGCATTTCCCGATATTAAAGGTATTGTGTTAGATATTAACACACTTGGACTACAAGACGCTTCAAGACTAATAGGTTATAGGGTTGAGTATTATGATGCGGCAGGACAAAAAATACCTAATTTTTTTAGAGTTATAACATCAGCCAATAGAACTGAAGCTGTTAACGCCAATTTAAATAATACCACACAAAAATCAGTTAGATATCGTTTTAATGAAACTTCTAATTTAGTTTTTTGTACTTTAACACCAAGTTCGGCACCCAATGTAAAACCTAATCAGTTTCCTGATATTGGTACACCAGGTCAAGCAATTTCTATTTCAAACACTTTTTTTAATCCAATATTGTTAGAATTAGATATGGTAGAATACGATATTGAAACATTAGCATATGGTATATTTGGAAATCAAACCAAGTCAATTAGTGATGGTAAATACACAATTTATGACTTTGGAAATAATATTTATAAACAGTATAACTTATACGAAATACAAGACCAATTTACTGGTGAACCTCTTTATGAAGTTCGTCAGTTAGTAAATAATATTGATTTCACAAAAGATTTCAATACAATAACTAACGTTCCTACAGCTTAATGGCAAACGTTAAAGTAGTACCTCGTTCATTAACAGAGGCATATAAAAGAAGAGAAGGTGATTTTTCACCTAATTTAGTTGGACTCCAATTTACAGATGGGGTCTCTCTTTTTACTTTTGGTAATTTTCAAGTAACAACTAATTTACAAACAACAGTTGCTAAAGATTTTGTTTTAGGTGGACAATGGTCTGATTATTATTCATTAGATAATTTAAACATAACCGAATCAGAGTCCTTAGAACTTCAATCAAATGAAATTTTTATAAGATTAAATTTTAACATTTATGATGTTAGTAGATACGCTTATTTTGGTAGTTTTTATGAATTAACAAGAGTTTCAATTGAACAAATAATTCAAAAATGGAAAGGTTCTTTATATCTTAACCCACAAATAACTAACACAGCTTTTAACACAGTACTTTCTTTTTCTTACAGTGCGGGAACTAACACAGCAAAATTTTTAATACCAACTAGTGTAATTCAAAATCCATATCAATTAATATATGAAACTAATGATAATATAGATTTAGGTAGTATACCTTCTTCAGAAATTTATAATTTAAACAGAGATTATGCTAAATATGTTGTATGGAATGGTCAAAACGAATTTAAAGTTATTGACTACGAAGGTTCAACTAGTACATACCCGTATGTTACAATTTATACTAGTGGTAACCCTTTTCCTAGTTTAACGGGTTCCACTTTTGGACAATTTGTTTATCATATAAGACCTAATAAAACTGAAGTTGAATTATTTTTTAATTCACTTACTGATTTTGAAAGAGTATTATTAAATAGATTAACGTCACCTGCTTATACTTCTTATTATACAGTACCAGAAAGTTATGATGGTAATGTGTTTTTTAATGAAAAATATTTTACATGGCCTACAACAGACGGTTTTAATTTAGATAACAGTGGTAGAGATTACGGTTCTTTTATTACTGGTATACTTGAAATGGCAACAAATTTTGATTTAAACAAAACAGATTTGGTTGCTAGAAAATTTGTTGCAGAATCTATAATAGAATACGATACTAACGGCGGTGGTGACCCAGTGTACGGTAAGAAAGTTAATAAACTTTTAAGAATTTATGGTAGAGAGTTTGATGAAATTAAAAAATACATAGATGGTATTTCTTTTGCCAATGTAGTGACTTACGATAAATTAGATAATACTTCTGATGAATTAATAAAAGTTATTGCAAAAAATTTAGGTTTTGATGTATTACTTACATTAACCACTGATAATTTTAATTTATTAGAACAAATACAACCTTCCTTCAGTACACCTTTTAGTGGATACTCAAGAAGTTTATCAGCTAAAGAATTAGATATAGAATTATGGAGAAGGTTGGTTATAAATGCTTGGTGGTTATTCAGGTCTAAAGGTACTAGAAAAGTAATTGAATTTTTCTTTAACTTATTTAAAATACCTCAGTGTATGATTAGTCTAGATGAATATGTTTATTTAGCTGAAAATAGATTAGACACTACAGATGTATATAACCAGATTACTAACATACTTGGTTCAGACACACAACTATCACTTTACCCTATAGATGATTACGGATTCCCAAAAGTTTTACCTGAAACACCGGACAATTATTTTCAAAATGGAGGTTTTTGGTATAATGGTGGTAATGAAACAACTATTGGTAATAATCCACACATTGGTCCTTACGATTACGGACAAAAATATTTCCAACAATTTAAATGTTTTGTAAATAACTTCCAAGATTTTGTGACAGGAAGTACGTTGGTAACAGTTGTTAAAAATTATTTCGATAACTATAACGAAGGTACTTTTGTATTTGACCAAAACGGTTTACCAGTTCCTTATTATGGAACACCTTACGCAAACTTTTTAAATAACAATAATGTAATACAAAACGCGGTTGTTACATCAGCCGGTTTAACTTATGTAGGTGGTACTAACTCACCTAGTTATGGTGTACCTAGCGGAGACACTTTTTCAATGAAAATTAGTTTTAAAGCTGGTACTGGAAACTATTGTGGGCCTTGTAACTATAATTTAGTTTACGGTAATGACGGAATTGTTTACATATCAGGTTCGCCAAACACTTATTTAACAACACAATCTTGTTGTCAAAATTATTGGTTACCAACCAATAATATCACAGTTCCTTGTCCATCATCAGCTAATTTGACAATAACTATTGACGGTACTGTTTTATATAATGGTGTTACTTTATCACAAGCTTGTTGTATATCAAGTATAGTCGGAAGTAATGTTTATTGGAATGGCACTGCCTGTGTATTACAAGGAATAACACCTTCTTGTCCAAACCCAGGTGATTTAGTAATAGATATTAACGGAATAGTGTTATACAACAATGTTACTTTATCAGAACCTTGTTGTACACAAGCTGTTGTCGGAGTACCTGTAACATGGGACGGTTCTCAATGTTTAGTAATACAAGGTGGTGGCGGTGGCACATCTATCACACCAGCAAGTGAACGTGCAGCAATCCCTTCAACAGAACCGCCAGTTCCAATTACACCACCTTATCTTTGTTATTGGTGTCCACCTGTTAATTATACTCAACAAATCTGTACTAGTAGTCAATATTTAAACTTATTAACTAGTCAAGAAGTTATACAGTTAGCTGTAACACTTGGAGCTACTTATACTGTTATAAATTCACCCAACGGAACCCAATTACAAAACGCAACAAATTTTTTAACACCATTGTTTGATGGATTTTTCCAAAACAACGGATGTATAATTTTTGACAATAACAATAGAGAAATTACTAATAGTGCTTGTTGTGCTAGACTTAATGGTACTTGGACTAATATAAATAACAGAAATTATTGTGTTGTACCAGGAGGTTCAGTAGGAGCTGGAAGTCAAATTTCAACCCCACCTTGTCCACAAACAACTGTTAATCAATATAATATTTTTGTAGATTCTAATGGTGACCCAGTGGGTAACAACTGTTGTAGTAATTTTAATATAAACGGTAGGATTAATCTTTATGTAAACGGTGTATTAACTAGTGTTATAAGTGATACCCCGGCAATTACATTTATGACAACTTATTTAACAAATTTATTAGGGGGTCCTTATAATTTCGCCACAAATAGTAACCCTAATTACGGATATTGTCCTGATTGTCCACAAGAAGTTAATTTATTAAATAATGGTGATGTTGTAGATTATACTACAAACACGTCTTTAACACAATCTTGTTGTACACAATACGGTTATTTTTATAACCCAGCAACTAATAAGTGTACTGTTTGTTCACCAGCAGTGAATTATGGAACAGGAAGTAACGCTAATTTAATCACAAATTTAGACAATTCTGATTTATCACAACAGTGTTGTAATAATATAGGTGGTTGGTACGGATTTGCATCTTATGATAACAACAATGTTGCTATAGCTAGATGTTATACATGTCCACCTATTAATGTTATAGACCCTAATACATTACTCTTAGGACCAAACAATAACTACCAATGGTCTCAATTTGATTATACTAACCCAATTGGTAATTGTGCTGGTACTGCTGAAGTACTTTACAATAATAGTAGCTTAGATGTTGATTGTTGTAATTATTACGCAACCAACTATCAATATGATACTAATCTTTACTCTATAACTTATGATGGTATTACAAATAAATGTAAAATATGCCAATTACAATAAAAAAATTTAAATTAAAATAATTATAGTTAAATGGCAGAAATAATATTACAAGGTGAACTTTTTAGTGTTGTAGGTTGTACAGACCCATTAGCTAATAATTACGATCCAACAGCAACAACTTCTTGTTCAGATTGTTGTGTTTACGGTAATACACAAGCTAGAACATCAACAACAGGTATATTAGGATGTACTGACCCATTTGCACTTAATTTCGATTCTAACGCAACAGTCGATGATGGTAGTTGTATATACGAAAGTTCAAGTGGTGGAGGAACTATTGGAACTGGGCCTATTGAAACAGGACCTATTGAAATTGGCCCTGGTGTTGGTTTAGGTACTGGTGGCGGTAGTGAAATTTGTCCCGGTCCCTACTCAATAAATACTAATGATGTTGTTGTAGGGGTAACCACTTCAAATTGTTGTAACGCACTTTATATTTCAGGTGGTCTTACACCCGCTGGTTATACATATTCATGGGTTCAGGATGGTACTAGAAGTTATGTTTGTAAACTTGTAAAATTATGTCCCACAAATCTTACTTGTGTAACTTGTAATAATTTTAATTGGTGGAATGATACATACATTCAAAATCATAATGGGGTTAGTTTACAAACCACATCACCAGTTATATGGCAACAATTAGTTAATTTAGTTACTAATAGTGGTGGTACTTTTTATGCTGAAACAGCAAATGGTGATTTATTAACACAAGATTGTTGCGCTCAAGCACAAGGAACTTATGTAAACGGTATTTGTAATTGTACAACACAAAACATAAATGAGACCGTCAACCCTATTTGTATTTCTACAATACAACAGTTTTTAAATTTTATATCTACAATACCTGGTTACAATTTTTTTGTAGCAAATTTTCAAACCATAGGAGATGGGTTAGGTTTAACACAACAACAAATAAATTTTATATTAGCTAATATAAACAGTACAACTGATAGTAACAATAACGGTATACAAGATTTAACCGAGGCTAGGTTAATTTTAGCTAATGCTTTAACAATTACTGGTGGTTTCCATGTTGGTATAGGTTCTATAACAGGTTTACCTAGACCCATAGATTTTAATACATGTAATACAATAGGTGGTTTTTGGGCTACACTAACAAATGTAAGTACTGGAACAACAACAGGTACTGGTACTGGTACAATAGATCTTGGAACAGGAACCAGTCTTGGGACGGGAACTATAGGTAGTGGTACTATTGCTATAGACCCAGGAACTAGTGTTGGGACAGGAACAATTGAGTTAGGTGGCGGTGGTGGGACAGCTCTTGTGGGGGGTAGAACAACCGTAGCACCAACCGAAACAATAGTCGTTAATCCCCCAACTATTACACCAACTATTACACCTACATCAACAGGACAGTGTATGTGTAGACCTGTAGTTGCTCAATGTGAAATTGATATAACACAAGTTACGGTTGTAAGTAGTTTAGATTTTTACAACAACACAATACAGACGGTTAATTTAACAGCTACTAATACACCATTAAGTGAGGCTTGTTGTAATAGATTAATAAGAGATTATAATTTACCTTGGCAATGGCAATCACCTTATTGTTTAGCCACACCAAGAGAAGATTGTTTACCAATTGTTTTTACTTTAAACGATGAACCTATAAGAACAGAACCTTGTCCAAACGACTTGGAAATATCTATGTGGGTTTATTTCGCTAAACCATTAAATCCTTGTCAACCAATTCCTGACCCACCAGATAATGACGACCCTATAGTACTTGACGGTAGTTATTGTGATATAACATTAACACCTAATACAGGTGCTATTGTACCACCATTGGGTGGATTAGGGGTTGGAACTATTGCTGTAGACCCAGGTATAACAACCCCACCAGTTGTTACAACTTGTTGTTATAGTACACAAAATCCTATAACTGCTATAATAAGTTTGACAGACCCTCTTTTAAACCAGTTTCTAACCCAAGTAAAAACTTATAACTCAGCATCAGATTATTTTGATAGATGGGTACAACTTAAAGCAACCTTACCAACTTCTGGTGTAACATTAAATTTTGGTGTTAACTTTGAAATAACAAATGGTTTAAACTGTTGTTGTAATTACGATTATTTTATTGATGATATTAAAGTTAATTGTTCTAAACAAGAACCTTCTTTATTAGTTAACAACATTAAATGTCCAGGGTTCAATTTAACAAAAGTAATAGATAATAAAAAATCTTGGGTTTATAATCCAGGTCTACCAAGTGTGGGTATTTCTGAATACGACGTTATTGAAAGAGCTGACGGTAGTTTTGGTATGTTAGATGGTGAAGGTACAATAAATAGAACCTTTGCACCAAGTTTAGACGCTGACATACCTTGGAGATATACAGATTATTTTAACCAATCAAGTGTACTTGAAAAACACAGTAATTTAGTTTTAAACTCTAAAGAACTTTGGTTAACATTTGATATGTGTGCTACTTGTCCAATAAGTGGTACAACATTAGCTTGTCCTAGTGGTTATACACTATCCGCAAGTACAATTTATTGTTATAATATTAGTGGTAATACAACAACTGCAAATACGGTAACAACATTAACTTATTTAAGTCTTTACGATTTAGAAAATTACAAAAAACAATTCCAAAGTTTTTGGATTCCGTTTATGGAACAATTCATCCCTGCTACTACAATTTGGGTTGCAGGAGAAAGATGGTGTAACGTACCGTGTCCTTTAGTAGATACTTGTAAATACGATTTTGAATTTACCGAATCCGACGTTGTAGTACAACCAGTACCATCAGGAATTTTCCCCCAAACATTTAACCCTGTTTTAGGATTTAGAATACCAGACCCTTTAACATCGACAGCACCAGACGTAGCTGCAACAAATAACGCGAGTAACCCAAGTTCAACACCTCAGATAGTTTTAGTTCAAGACCTTGGTTTAACTACGACGATACCTAATTTTAGACCATAATGTTTACATGGTATAATATAGAAATAGATTTACACAAACAAGGAATATAATGGGATTTTTATGTACAAATAGACAGAATAGTAAAAATGTAAGTCAAAAAGATTTGGCAAACGAAAAGTTTTTACGTGATAACGGTTTAAGTAATGTTTATAATGTTAATCCTGATTTAAATCTTTGTTTGGAAGACTTCTATGGGCCACAATATTATTTAAATGGTGCAACTAAATTAGTATCTGGATTGACAGCATCTCTGTCAGCCTGTACTACAGGTACCACAGGTACTACTGGCGTGATTGGTGTATACAACTTAACTAATACACCTGATATTACATTAAGTTTTGTCATAACAGGTGGTACCGATTTTTTAAATTATGACGGTGGGTTTTGTTACCAAATCTACCCAAAAGAAAGATTTACGGTCGGTACAACAACAAACTCACTATTTGGTTCTTATGTTGATGAATGTATTAGTTTTAGTGCAATATCAGCCACATACCCAAGCTATATAACAGAAGAAATAATACCGACTGGTTTTAATACTAATTGGACCACTTTTAACTCTAACAATAATAAAGTTTATGTTTCAAATAAAGGTAGCCAAAGTATCGATATTGTGGATGTTAATACATATGATATTGTAAATACAATTACATATAGTGGTTGGTCACCTACTACTTCTGCTGTAAGTATTTTTAATAATAGATTGTTTGTTTGTAATGACGCACCGTTTGAAAAAGAAATATCAATTGTTGATTGTGATACAAATATAATTTTAACAACAATAACGGCTGGTACGTTCAACCAAAACATTGTTTATGCACCATTTGGTGACGGTTATATGTTTGTAACAGATTCGGTTGGATCAAATTTATATAAAATTAATACACTCACAAATAATATAACAACAATAACAGGTTTTACAAACCAAACTTACGGTATCACTTATGACCTTTCAGCTAATACAATTTATGTAACATCTCTTTTTGGAAATAAAATGTACTCAATTAATGCCTTGACTGAGGTTGTGAATTATCAATTAAATGTTGGTTCATCACCTAGTTCAGTTGCCAGTAATAGTTCAAATCAAACGTTATACATAACAAATTCTGGTACTACAAATATTACTGTTGTTAGTGCAACTACATCACCATTATCGGGTTTTGTAAAAACAAATATTACAACAGATGTAAACCCAACTGAGATAATAGGTCACCCATTAAGTAATAGTATGTATTATGTTTGTAATAAACAAATAACTGGAACAACTTACCCTA